ATATTAAGAGATCATTCAATCTAACTCATCAACAAAGTCCTATTTTTGAAAAGAGTTTTGATGGATCAAGTGTTGGTATTGTAAGTGTTGCTTCTAATACTATTGAATTACCAAACCACTTCTTTGTTAGTGGAGAAAAGATTAAGTATGTTCATGCTGGAGCAGGAACTACTCAAGCAGTATCTATAGCATCTACAGATGGATTTGTTGGTGTTGGTACAACTAACAAATTACCTTCTGATTTGTTTGTTATTAAAATTGATGATAACAAAATTAAGATAGCAGATACAGCACAAAAGGCATTACTATCAGTTCCAGAAAGTGTTGATTTAACTAGTGTTGGTATTGGAACATCTCATAGATTTGTTTCAACTAATGCAAATGCAAAGGCTCTTCTTTGCTTAGATAATATTATTCAATCACCTGTTGTTGCAACTGCGATAACATCAAGTCTTTCTGATCAAGTATTTACTACTGATGATTTAATAAACCTTACAGGAATTACATCATTCTTTGGTGGTGATTTAATAAGGGTTGGTAGTGAAATAATGAAGATTGAAGGTATTGGTATTGGAGACACCAATCGTATAAGAGTTCGTAGAGAATGGTTAGGAACATCTTTAGCAGGACATTCTACATCTTCTTTAGTTACTAAGGTTAATGGTAATTATAATATTGTTGAGAATGTTTTGAACTTTGTTGAAGCACCTTTTGGAAATCTTCCTCTAAGCACTTCAACTAATCCACCAGATAGTAGAGATTGGACTGGAATTTCAACAAGTTCTAGTTTCCAAGGAAGATCATTTATGCGTTCTGGTATTCAGAATACTTCTAACGATACTTACTACAAAAATTATATCTTCGATGATATCTCTGAACAATTTAACGGAATTAAAGATGACTTTATTCTAAAAACTGGAGGTGCAAATGTTACTGGTATAGAAGATGAAAATGCAGTTGTTTTAGTTAATGATGTATTCCAAAGTCCAAATCTTAATTATTCATTAGGTCAAGCATCTGGAATAACAACAATTACATTTACAGGAACAGCATCTTCTACAACTGATGCTAATGTATCAACTCTTCCTATGGGTGGTGTTATTCTTTCTGTAGGATCCACAGAAGGTACAGGATATCAACCATTAGTCGCTGCTGGTGGAACTGCAGTTGTATCTGCTGGAGGAACTATTAGTTCTGTCAGTATCGGAAACAGTGGTTCTGGATATCGTTCAGGTGTTCAAACTGTTAATGTATCTGTTCAGGAAGAGAACGTTGTTGACACTACAATAACAAAAATAGGAACAGCATCAATTTCTGATGGACATATAACTGGTATTGCTGTTACTAACTGGACATCTTTCTACAAACCAAGAGATATTCAGAATGTAACTTATAACAATACAACAGGTATAACAACAATTACAACTGCTACACCTCATGGTTTAGCAACAGGTGATGATATCAATATCTCAGGTATTGCATTTACTTGTACTTATTCAAGTGCAGATGAAAGAGATATACAGACATTAACTTATAATAATGTTAATGGAACAATGACAGTTACCACTGCAACTCCACACGGGTTGTCGGTAGGTAAGGATGTAATCCTAACTGGAATTGCAATGACATGTGGTTTAGATGCAGGTATCGGAACTCATTACTATCCTAGAAATAGAGATCGGGTTTATGATACTGCTATTCCTATCACAGAAACTACAGCAACTACAATTAGTGTTAATGTAACTGCTGCTAAGGGATTGGATCAATATACACATCAATTCGTAAGTGCATCTACAAATGCAGTTATTACTGGTGGTAATTATGGTCATGCGTTTGTAGGAGCAAACCCAAGTGCAGTTAGTGTGACTGGATGGACAACATCGTTTACTCCAACTGGTTCAGTATATAATCCAACAACAGGTGATTTAGAACTCACTATTGCCAATCATGGATTAAGTAATTCTAACACTATTAGTGTTTCTGAAGGTGGACTTACATTTACTTGTGATATGGATGCTCATAGCACTTATCACCCATATCCTCGTAGCACTGATCCTATTGCAGGTATCGCTACTGCTGTTAATGTAATTAATGCTAACACTATTACAATTAATGTTGGTACTTCACCATTAGTTAACTTTAATGTTAGTGCTGCTTCTTATAATGCAAGCACAGGTAAGTTAGACCTTACGATTGGATCTCATAGTCTAGCAACAGGAACTAGTATCAAACTTGCAAAAGAATCATTAGTATTTAAGTGCTCAAAAGACAATTATGCAAGTGAGCATAAGTATCCAAGATCAGGTGATCCTTCATATAATGGAGTAAAAGTTATTGGTGTTAATAGTCCAACTAAGTTTGATGTAAATGTTGGTGTATCGACTGTACCTACATTCTACAAGTCTGGTGGTAAAGTTCAGGGAGTTATTATAGCACCTAGAGCAAAAAATAATTCTCCTAGCGGAACAGATGTTGCTGCTAATGGAACTACTGTATTGAATATTATTGACAATAGTACATTTACTATTAATAGTGGAGTCTCTACTACACCACACTTCTATGCAAGGGGTGGAACAGTAGAAAAACCATTAGATGTAATAATTGACGATCCACTTTCTTATACAAATATACCTTTAGTTTATAGTTCTGATTCTGTCAGTGGATTTGGATCTGATGCAACAGTTGATATTGTTGTTGGTCAAGGTGCAAGTGTAACAGACTTTAGTATTCAGAATACTGGATATGGATATGGAGTTGGTGAAATATTAACCGTTGAGGTTGGTGGAGCAACTGGAATACCTACAACAGGTACTTATAGAGAGTTCCAGTTAACAATAGATGATATCTTTAGTGATGAATTTAATGCTTGGTCTGTAGGTATATTGGAAGCATTAGATAGTCCACAAGAACTATTTGATGGAGAAACAGTTGGATTCCAATTAAAGAGATCATCTGAGATTATTTCTATTAGATCTGCTGCAGGATCTAAAATAAACGTAGAAGATGTTATTCTCATATTCTTAAATGATATCCTTCAGATTCCTGGTAAGGCATATACATTTGCAGGTGGTAGTATTATAACATTTACAGAAGCACCTAAGAGTGGTGATACATGTAAGATTATATTCTATAAGGGTAGTGGTGCAGTTGATGTTAAGTCAAGAAGTATTATAGAAACTGTGAAGAAAGGTGATGATTTAACTATTGATTATGATCCATCAATTGGTCAAAAACCATATCAACAGGAAGATGAAAGATCTGTTCTCAGAGTTGATTCTACTGATATTGTTACCACTAATCCATACTTTGGTCCTGGTAATACTTCAGATGTAACATTAATGAGACCTGTTACATGGTGTAGACAAACTGAAGATAAAATTATTAATGATGTTGGAATTGGTAAGGACAGGGAATTATATGAACCAAATATTAACCCTGTTGCATATATTACAAAATCTGTTGGTGTAGGATCGACTGCGATTTATGTTGATAGTGTTAGACCATTCTTTGATCCTAGAAATGAAAATGCTAATGCAACCATACGTGCAACTGTTCAAGATAGCATAACTATAATTGATCAAAATAGTAAAGTAGGATCTATACTTTCTGCATCCATTACTGGTGGATCTGTTGATAGTATTGCAATTTCTAATGGTGGTAGTGGTTATGTAACTACACCGTCAGTTTCTATTCAAACTCCTGTTGGACTAGGTTCTACTGCTATTGCTACTGCTTCTATAACTGCTGGTGTAGTTACTAGTGTAACGGTTTCTTCAGGTGGAACAGGATATGCTTCTGCACCACAAGTATTAATTGATCCACCAACACTTATATCTGAAGTTAATGCTGTTAGTTCTTACGTTGGTGATTCTGGAATCATAGTTGGATTTGGAACTACTACTATTAGTTCTAACCCTCACTTTATGTTTGATTTATTTGTTCCATTAGATTCTTATGTAAGAGACACTGATTTAGTTGGATCTGCTGTTACCGTAAGTGGATTAAATACAAATGATATCTTTATAGTAAGTGATTCTAACGTCGGTCTTGCTCAAACATCTATAACTTCTTTAGATAGTGCAGCATCTGTTGTTGGAGTCGGAAAATCTTATGTTGATAATGTGTATGAAGTTACTACTGCACAAACAGTCTATATAAATGTAACTGGTGTTGGATTTACCCACGTAAGAAGGATATTTACCAGAGTTTCTGATCAAATGTCCGATTTCCCTTGGGGTGTTGGGATAGTTTCATCAATCAACAATGGTGATTATAGTTGGGGTAAAATATCCATCAGTGGAAGAAGTGCTACAAATTCATATGCAGCGTATACGCTTAATGGAATTAGTGGTATTTCTACTTCCACTAGGGTTCAAAGAACCTTCTCTTTGAAGTCTAAAAATTATAGTTCTTAATTAGTAATAAATAAATAAAAAGTTCCAAAAATGGCTGCAATCATAACTGATAAGATTAGAATATTAAATGCTAAGAATTTTATTGCTGGCGTAAGTTCTGCTACCAATGCTTATTATTCTTTCATAGGATTACCTAATCCGACATCACAACAAGCTGATTGGGATACGGCTCCACCATCCCCCAAAGATAGTTTTGATCAGGAGAATGATTATTGGGATACTATGATTGCATTGAAGAAAATTACTTCTTCTGATGTTAGACAGGTTGTAGAAAAAAGAGCGTGGACATCTGGAACAACATATGATATGTATCGTGGAGATTATACAAGATCAAATACTGCTAATGTCTCAGGAGCTACTAATCTATATTCAGCATCTTATTATATTTTAAACTCAGACTTTAGAGTCTATGAGTGTTTGCAAAATGGAACTGATCCAGAGAATCCTAATGGTAGACCATCTTTAGATGAACCAACATTTACTGATTTGGAACCAAAGGCAGCAGGAAGTAGTGGTGATGGATATGTTTGGAAATATCTTTATACGATTAAACCAAGTGATATTATAAAGTTTGAATCAACGGATTTTATTCCAGTACCTACAGATTGGGATACTGGTTCAGATAATGCAGCAGTAAGAGATAATGCAGTAGATGGTTCTATTAAAATAGTTACTATTACTAACCGTGGTGTTGGTTTAGGAACTGCTGGTGCAGTATATACTAGGGTTCCAATCAAAGGAGATGGGTCTGGTGGTGAGTGTACTATAGTAATGTCAAATGACCAAACGGTTGATTCTATTACAGTTTCTAGTCAAGGATCTGGATATACTTTTGGAAATATTGATTTAACTGCTGGAGGAGTTCCCACTGGTACTACTGTACCAACTTTTGATGTTATTGTTTCTCCCCAAGGAGGTCATGGTTCTGATATATATCAAGAACTAGGTGCATTTAACGTATTACTTTATTCTAGAATTGAAAATGATAATGAAAACCCTGATTTCATAACAGGTAATCAAATTGCAAGAATTGGTGTTGTTGAAAATCCTCAACAATTTGCATCTAACACATTATTATCTTCCGACAAGGTTAGTGCAGTTTATGCATTAAAATTAACTGGAATTGGTTATAGTTCTGCTAATTTCGATCCTGATTCCCTTTTCAAACAGACTGTATCAACAGGTACTACTGCTATTGGTAAAGTTGTTAATTACGATCAAACCACTGGAGTTTTGAAGTATTGGCAAGACAGAACTATGGCAGGATTTAACACTGTCGGCACTGCTCAAACCAATCCCCCTTATGGATATAATTTAACTCAATTTACTAGCACTCCATCTGGAACTGGTACTTTGACAATTGTTCCATCTACAGGGTCTAATTTGGCAATAGATACGTCCTTCACAGGTGTATCAACCGTAATAAATAGTAAGACGTATTACCTTGGTCAATCATTTAATAATGGTCTTGCAAACCCAGAGTCTAAAAAGTATTCTGGAAATATCATTTATATTGATAATCGACCATCCATTACAAGGTCATTAAACCAAAAAGAAGATATCAAAGTTATCTTGCAGTTCTAAGAAATCATGCCACAACAAACGAATCTAAATGTCTCGCCATATTTTGACGACTATTCCGATGATAGTGGATATCATAAGGTGCTGTTTAAGCCTGGATTCCCTGTTCAGGCAAGAGAACTTAATAATCTTCAGTCGATATTACAGAATCAAGTAGAGAAGTTTGGTCAACATTTTTTTAAAGAAGGTGCTAAGGTAATTCCAGGTAATACTTCATATAATAGAGAATATCATTGTATACAGTTAAATAATAATTTTCAAGGAGTTCCTGTATCTGCTTATGTTGATCAGTTAGTTGGAGCACAGATTGTAGGGCAAACATCTGGAGTAACTGCAGTTGTTGATAGAGTATTATTACCAGAAGATTCTGAAAGAAATAATTTAACACTTTATATTGCATATATTGGATCAAGTACTGCTAATAATCAAACACTAACCTTTTCTAATGGAGAAGATTTGACATCTACAACAACAATCAATTCTGGATTGTTGGGAAATAGTACAATTGCAGCAGGAAGTCCTTTTGCTACAACTTTAGAAAATGATGCATCTGCGATTGGGTCATGCTTCAATATTCAAGAAGGTGTTTATTTTATAAGAGGACAATTTGTAAAGGTAAGTACCGAAACATTAATATTAGATCAGTATAGCAATACATCCAATTATAGAGTTGGATTAGCAGTTAATGAGGAAATTATTAACTCTGATATGGATGAAACCCTGACAGACAATTCTCAGGGATATAATAATTTTTCTGCACCAGGTTCTGATAGATTTAAAATCACTTTATCTTTATTTAAAAAACCTTTAGATGATTTAGATGATAATTCGTTTGTAGAGGAAGGAGAAGTTGTAGAAGGTGTATTAAAAACAAAAGTAAGAACTAGTGCATATCAAGGATTATCAGATGAACTTGCTCGTAGAACATATGATGAATCAGGAGATTACTATGTAAAACCTTTTGATTTAACTATTAGAAATTCTTTGAATGATAATATTGGGAATAGAGGTATATTTAATGCAGGACAGTTTACTTATAGTGGAACTGTACCATCTGAAGACTTAAGTGTATATAAAGTTTCTCCAGGTAAAGCATATGTCCGTGGTTATGAAATTGAAACCACAACTCCTATATTTTTAGACTGTCCAAAACCAAGAACAGTTCAGACTATTGAAAATCAAGGTCTTCAATACAATACTGGTTCTACTTTAAAGTTGAATAGAACATATGGATCACCTACTATTGGTATAGGCAATACTTATACAGTAAGTTTAAGAAACCAAAGAGGTGGAGTAGATCAAACAACTGTTCCTGGTACTGAGATTGGATTAGCAAGAGTTTATGATTATAGATTGGAAACTGGTTCATATAATTCAATTTCTAATTTAAATCAATGGGGAATATCTTTATATGATATTAGAACGGTTACTCAGATAACAGTAAACCAACCAATTGTTAGTTTACCTACTCCAACTTTTATTAAAGGTGCTAACAGTGGTGCTACTGCTTTCCTTAAAGATGCAGTTACTAATAGTGCTGCTTTAAATGTATATGAAACAGAAGGTAACTTCATTGAGAATGAATCTTTAATATTCAATGGTATTGATGATGGAAGAGTTGCTACTGCAATAACTGCCTATTCCATTTCAGATGTTAAGTCTATATTTGCAACAAATGATGGTACTGTAGGAACAGCAAAAACTTTTAATGCTGACGTAATTCAATCAGTTGCATCTCAAATTGGTATTGCTACCATAAGTGGTTCTTCAGGTGGTATAAGCACTGTTAAGAGTTCTAATGAGAGATTTCCTGGTAATCTTGTAAAAGTAGATAATTTAGTTAAATTTAGTAACATCAATCAATCAACTGATCCTACTTTTGCTAGGGTTACTGCTGTCGGAACTGGTACTATTGAAATAACCAATGTTGCTGATGTTGATGGAATAGTAAATGGTAATCTACCAACAGCAACACTAGAAGTTACTGATTTCCAAATTGTAACTACTGAATTAGAATCATCTTCGGATAATACTCTCTTTACTCAATTACCTAAAATTAATATTTCTGATGTTGATTTAACAAATGCATCATTAACTGTAAGAAAACCTTATACAGTTAATATTGTCAGCAATCAGTTAAGTGCATCTGTTTCTGCTGGTTCTAGTGAATTTTTCTTACCATTTGATGATGAAAGATATTCTTTAGTTAGATCTGATGGTAGCACTGAGCAATTAACAGCAGACAAGTTAGATATTAGTACAAATGCTAAGGATCTACAGATTTACAATTTAGGTGCTAACGATACAGGTGCTCAATTAGTCACAACTGTAACTAAATTAAATCCTAAAGCAAAGAAGAAAATTAAGAATAGAGTTAATAGTATTATCATAGATAAGTCTAAAAATTCTGCATCTGGTATCGGATCTACAACTCTTAATGATGGATTAACATATGGAAGTTATCCTTATGGAACAAGAGTACAGGATGAACTTTTATCATTAAACTCACCTGATGTTATAAAGATTCATGGAATCTATGAATCTGCAAATACTGGTAATGCATCAGCTCCTAAGATGGTTCTCTCTGATATTAGCAGTGCATCAACAACATCCGAAGAGATGGTAGTTGGTGAGAATATCATAGGACAAAACAGTGGGGCAGTAGCAATTTATGCGGAAAGAGTTACTGATTCTCAAATAACCTTTATCTATGAAAATGATTTAACATTTAACGAAGGAGAAACAGTTATATTCCAAGAATCCAATATTCAGGGAACTGTTACTACTCTATCTTCAGAAAGTTTTGAGATTGGTTTTAATTATACATTTAAAACTGGTCAAGAAAAAACCATTTATGACTATGGTACAATTTCTAGAAAACCTGATGTAGATTCTCCAAATAAGAAAATAAAGGTATATTTTGAAAATGGATATTATGACACAACAGATGATGGTGACATCACTACAGTCAATTCATACGATACCTTTAATTATGCAACTGAGATTCAAAATATTAATGGTATTTCTAATGCAGACATATTAGATATTCGACCAAGAGTATCTGACTATACAACTACAGAAGGTTCAAGATCTCCTCTTGAGTTTTTAGGAAGATCTTTCAATGCTTCTGGTCAGACTGCAACTAATATTTTAGCATCAGATGAAAATATTATTACAACATTTTCAAATTATCTTGGAAGAATTGATAGAATCTTCTTAGATAAAGCAGGTAAGTTCCAAGTTAAGTATGGTACACCTGCAGAAAACCCAGAGTCTCCAGTAAATGTTGACAATTCTATTGAGATTGCAACAGTAACTTTACCTCCATATCTCTATAGTCCTGAAGATGCAGAAATGCGTTTCCATGAGTATAAGAGATTTAAGATGGTTGACATCAAGAATCTTGAAAGTAGAATTAAAAACTTAGAATATTATACTGCTTTAACTTTATTAGAAACTAATACATCCAATATGTTTGTTTCTGATACTGATGGATTGAATAGATTTAAGTCTGGTTTCTTTGTAGATAATTTTACTGACTTTAGAAAACAGGAAGATGAGCAAGAAATAAAAAATAGTATTGATAGAAGTAATAAAGAGTTAAGACCAAAACATTACACAGATTCAGTGGATCTGATATTTGGTCCAGTAACAGATATTAGTCCTGATACTGACTTTGCATTCTCTGCTGTTGAAGGTATAAATGTAAGAAAACAGAATGATATTATAACCTTAGATTATGCTGATGTAGAATATGTAAAACAGTCATTTGCAACTAGATCTGAAAGTGTAACTCCATTTATTGTTCCATTCTGGCAAGGAACTATAGAATTAACTCCATCAACCGATACTTGGATTGATACTGTTAGATTAGAGTCTAAGGTTGTTGGTGAAACAGGAAACTGGGCAGAGACAATGGCAAGAGCGTCCAGAGAGTTTGGAGTTGATCCTCAAACAGGATTTGCACCTACAATTTGGGGTTCTTGGCAAACTAACTGGTTAGGTAGACAGGTAACTGGAACTAATACACGTACAAGCGTAAGTGCTGATACTGGTTGGTCAACACAAGGTTGGAGAGGAAGACAACTTATCCAAACTAGAAGAACAACTACTTCTCAAACTACTACTAGAACAACTGCAGATATTGGTGATCAAACAAGAAGAGGAACAAGAACATTAGTTGTTCCTGATTTCTTCACAGAATCTCAAGGTGATCGTGTAGTTAATAGAGACATTATTCCATTCATGAGATCTAGGAATATTGCTTTCAATTCTAAGAGGTTTAAACCATTAACCGAATTATTCGCATTCTTTGATGGAGAAGATGTTACTAGGTATTGTGTACCTAAATTAGTAGAAATTAATATGGTTTCTGGAACTTTCCAAGTTGGAGAAACTGTTACTGGTGGTACAATATCAAATGGTCTTGGTGGTAATAACTTTGCAAACTTCCAACCAGGTATAACATTTAGAGTTGCTCAAGCAAATCATAAAGAAGGTCAATATAATGCACCTTCAACAACATATACTCAGAGTCCATATAGTTCTCAAGTTATTCCATCTTCATATTCTTCTACATCTGTTTTATTGAATGTAGATACTTATTCTCTTGCAAATGAAGCAAGAGGTGATTATTTCGGTTGGATAGAAACTGGAATGACACTTAAAGGATCTACAAGTGGTGCAGAAGCAACAATTACTAATTTAAGATTAGTTGCTGATATAGGTGCTTTCTGTGGAGGAAGTTTCTTTATTCCAAATCCAAATGGAACTAATTTCCCAAGATTTGAAACAGGATCTAAGTTATTCAAACTATCAGGTGATAAGGATAATGGAGATGCTCCAGAAACATCAGGAGAAGAGAAGTATGCTTCTACAGGAACTTTAAATACGGTTCAGGAAGAAGTTATTTCTGTAAGAAATGGTAGAATAGAAGAGCAACAACAAACTCAAAGTAATAGAGTAACTAGAAATAGTCAAACTGAAGTTGTTTCTAGTCAGGTTACTGGTAGTCGTACACAAGAACGTACAATTGCATGGAGAGATCCTCTTGCACAATCATTCTTAGTTGAAGATGAAACAGGTGTGTTTATCACTAAATGTGATGTATTCTTTAGAACTAAGGATGTAATGGATATTCCTGTTACTGTTCAGATAAGAACAATGCAAGGAGGATTACCATCTCAGAATATTTTACCATTCTCTGAAGTTGTTTTAAGTCCTAGTGAAGTTAATACCTCTGGAGATGGATCAGTTGCAACTACAATAGAGTTTAAAGCACCTGTATACTGCGAAGCAGGAACCGAGTATGCAATTGCTATGCTCTCTAATTCGACGCAATACAGCGTGTATATCTGTAGAACAGGTGAAGTTGATCTAATTACTCAAACTGCAGTATCCCAACAACCATATTTGGGTTCTATGTTCAAATCACAGAACGCATCTACATGGGAACCAAGTCAGTGGGAAGATCTTAAGTTTACTCTTTATAGAGCAGACTTTATTGAAAATGGATCAGTACAATTATATAATCCACAATTAACCGAAGGTAATGGTCAAGTTCCTATTTTATTACCTAACTCATTGAGTGTTAAATCAAAAGAAGTTAGAGTTGGATTAGGAACCACAGTATTTGATGCTGGTCTAAAGGTTGGAAATACTATCAACCAAATGGGAACACAAGCTTCTGGTACTTTGGTTGGTACTGCAGGAACTGCTGCTGGATCTAATTTAACTATTACTAATGCAGGTATTGGTTATACACCAGCTACTGGTCAAACAACTTATGCTGGAGTTAATTTAGTATCATTAACAGGTAAGGGTAGAGGAGCAACTGCATCTATTACTATTAACGGTGGATCAATAGTTGCTTCTGGAGCAACCATTACTAATGGTGGTTCTGGATATCAAATTGGTGATGTTCTTGGAATATCAACTCTTGGATCAGTATCTATCGGTAGGGATGCAAGATTGACAATTGCATCTATAGGAGCAACATCAGAACTAATCATCAATGAAGTTCAAGGAAACTTTGTTGTTGGGTCTGCTAATACAGTAACTTATGTTAACAGTGCTGGAATAACATCTGTAATGAACTTGTCATATGGTGGAGATGTACAGGTTTCTTCTATTAATGTTGATACTGATGGATTACATGTTAAGGTAAATCATAAGAATCATGGAATGTATTTCAGTGATAACCAAGTTGCAATTTCTGGTGTAGAATCTGATATCAAACCAACCAAATTAAATGTTGCTTATGGTATAGATGCTACAGGTGCAATTTCAGTTGATAATGCACAAGAGTTCTCAACATTCGAGAATGTAGGTGTAGGAACAACTAATACTGGATTTGTAAGAATTGAAGATGAGATTATTGAGTATAGCACAGTCACAGGAAATCTAATTGGTGGAAATATTGTTAGAGATAACAAGACTGCAAAGTCATATCCAGTTGGAACACCAGTTTATAAGTATGAGTTAACAGGAGTCAACTTAAAGAGAATAAACAAAACTCATAATTTGGCAAATGTGACAAATAGCGATCCAATTACTTTTGATTCTTATAATATTAAATTGGATATGTCGGAGAAATTTAATGATAGTAATGATGATAGAAGTAATGATGTTGGATTCCCACAACTATTCATCGGACAGACTAAATCTACTGGTGGATATAACATAAGGGCATCACAAAACATGCCATTTGAAATTATAACTCCTGCGGTTCATAACATGACAGTTAGTGGAACTTCATTAACTGCTGAAGTTAGAACTACAACAAGTAAGAGTTTGAGTGGTAATGAAATCCCATATATTGACGCAGGATTTGAAAGCGTTACTTTGAATGAACCAAATTACTTACAATCACCTAGACTTATTGCTTCTAAGGTTAATGAAATTGCAAAATTAAATAACATTCCTGGTAATAAGTCAATGAATATGAGTTTGACTTTTGGCACAACTGACAGTCGTATCAGTCCAGTAATTGATGGACAAAGAACAAATGCTATATTAACTTCAAATAGAGTTAATAGTGTAGTTTCAGATTATAAGACTGATTCTAAAGTTAAGAGTTTCAGTGATGATCCTACAGCATGTCAGTACATTTCCAAAGAAATTGATTTGGAAAACTCTGCTACTTCGATTAAAATTATCGTTGATGGTCACATAAATGTTGATTCTGAAATCAGAGCATTTTACTCTATTAGTGATTCTAATGAGTTTGATCCAATATTCACTCCTTTCCCTGGATATAAAAATCTAAACAGTAGAGGAGAAGTGATTGCTACCAAGAATAATGATGGTTTATCTGATGTTCTTGTAAGCAAAACTAATAGTATGGGATATGATGCTGGTTCATCAGATTATCGAGAGTATGTATTTACTGCAGATGAGTTACCCTCATTTAAGTCCTATAGGATTAAAATCATATTGACATCAACTAACCAATGTCATGTTCCTAAGATAAAGGATTTAAGAGTTCTTGCACTTGCTTAAAATGAAACTTGATAAAGTAAAAAACCGTGGTGATTTGGCCAGAGATCCTAGAACAGGATCTATAGTTAATGTAAACAGTTTAGATTATGAAAAATATGTGCAAGGTCGTAAGGTAAAAAAAGTAAAAAACGAAAGTCTTGATACTATGAAAAATGATCTTGATAATTTAAAAAGTGAAATGAACGAAATTAAATCACTACTTAAGGAATTAGTCAATGGCAACTAAGAAAATTACATTTGACCCTAGTGCTGGTGTTCCCGTAGCATCTAACTTAACCATATATGGTGGTTCTAATTTTAATACTACATTTACAGTTGTAGATGTGGGTAATGCTGCATATGGATTTACAACTGCATGGTCTGCTTCTGCACAACTTCAAAAGAGTGCGGGTGTAGCAGCAACAACAGTTCCATCGGCAACTTTTACTACAGGGATTAGCACAGGATCTATTACATTAGCACTTGATGCAACTTCAAGTAGAACTATTCCGCAAGGAAGATACTTGTATAATGTATTGATTAGTCCTGGAATAGGACAAACAACTTATAACATAATAAATGGAAATATCTTAGTTTACGCTGGTATTTCTTCAACACCATAAATACAGTGAAGGGGTACTAGTCTAAATGGCACAACCAGGAAGCAGATCAGAATTTATAGATTATTGTAAAAGGCAACTGGGTGCTCCAGTGCTTGAAATCAATGTTGCCGATGAACAAATAGAAGACATCGTTGATGATGCCATTCAGTTTTTCAATGAAAGGCATTTTGATGGTGTCATGCAAACCTATTTGAAATATCAACTAACTCAAGATGATATTGATAGGGGTCAAGCATCTGTTGCAGAGGGGTCTACTACTAGACTTGGAATAACAACTACAACAGCAAATGCCACTATTCCTGGTATGGGTACAACATCATTTAATTTTTATGAGAATAGTAATTATTTGCAAGTCCCACCAGAAGTTATTGGTGTAACTAAGGTATTTCATTTTGATGGAACCAATACTGTTACTAACAATATGTTTAGTATCAAGTATCAACTATTCTTAAATGATGTTAATTTCTTTTATGGTAGTTCTGAAATACTATCTTATGCAATGGTAAAAAGATATCTTGAAGATATCAACTTCTTACTGACAACGGAAAAACAAATAAGATTTAATCAAAGAATGGATAGGTTGTATTTGGATATTGATTGGGGAAGTGTTACTGTAGGGGATTTCTTAATTTTAGATTGTTTCAGATTATTGAATCCAAATGATTATTCTAGAGTTTGGAATGATTCCTTCTTGAAACCATATACTACTGCGCTTCTTAAAAGGCAGTGGGGTCAAAACTTAATGAAGTTTACGGGGGTTAAATTACCTGGTGGTGTTGAGTTAAATGGTAGACAAATGTTTGATGATGCAGAAAAAGAGTTGGAAAGGATAAGAGAAAGAATGTCCAATACTTATGAAATCCCACCACTAGATATGATAGGTTAGTGATATGGTTCTCAACCCATTCTTCCAACAAGGTGCTCGATCAGAACAAAATCTAGTTCAGGATCTAATCAACGAACAGTTGAGGATGTATGGTGTTGAGGTACATTATCTTCCTAGAAAATATGTAACGGAAAATAAGGTAATAAGGGAAGTAGTAGCATCAAGGTTTGATGATGCATATCCTATTGAAGCATATGTTGATACCTTTGATGGATATGGTGATAATCCAGTTCTTTTAAGTAAGTTTGGTATTGAGCAAACAAATGAAATAACTCTTACTATTTCTAAAGAAAGATTTGAAAATTACATTTCA